TGCGCCAAAACATCGGCATGGAGCTGTTCCTTGCTTGTATATCCCGCAAAGATCAGCGCATTAGCAGAACGAGTACTTAGGCCTTTGGCCCAACCGAGCATCATTTGTTTCGCTCCATCCAGTTGTCACGCATAGCTGCATAAACATTTTCAGGCTCTTCCCAAGTGCCGACTGCTGCCAACATTTTTTCATCCGGTATCATCGGCGCCAACCAAAAACCATCGCGCTTCTTGAGCTGTTCGGCCATGAGAATGTTTGTGCGCTCCAGGTCAGCAATGCGTTGTTCATATTCAATACAGATTTTCTCTACTTCTATTTCATTGACGTGATAAGCAACATCTCCATAGTGCTCTATCCATGCGCCAAGCCGCGTAAATAATCCAGGCTTGCTCATACCCTCCCCTCCGCAAACCAAAACCACAGGAAATAGCCCAAACAGGCCACAATACAAAATAGGCAGAGGTTGGCATTGTCGTTTACTTCGGTGTCGTAAGTGTTCATAGCTCACCTGTAATTTTTATCGGAAACATTGGGTCATATTCCTTATCGACGAAGGTTCTGGCGAGAATGCAGAATCCAAATACCCATTCAGTCATGACAAACAAAGGACCGAATATCCAATGACGTTCGATAATCAACGGGCATTCTTTATCGTTCATGTTTAGATATACGGGCACGATTCCGCAGAACCAGCCTTTGTGAGTGAACGTCAGTTGGTTTTTCATGCGGCGCGCCTTTTTTTAATCAACTCTATTAAATCATTGCACTCTTCTCGCGTCGGATAAATTCCAAGTGTTATATAATCGGCGCACGAATTTCTCATGCATTGAGCGATATTTCGCTCAAGCATTTCCTCTTTTGTTTCAACATGAAAACATTTCTGCGATGGACTCCAAAGCGCTACATATTTCATGAGTATTCAAACCTCTCGGGTTTCTTTTCGACAATTTGAGACTGATAGGGCGCGGCCAAATTATTAAACCGGCATAAATGTAGATCGCTTTGCAACCAATCCAGGCCGGGCTGACCATTGCGCAACTTCGTCCAATGCATCTCCGCCTTACCCTTATCACTAGAATCAGGGTTGTAAATCTCATCGCGATAGATCAGGAGGATTGAATCTGCATCTTGTTCGATTGCGCCAGAGTCACGAAGGTCTGAACTAATCGGCCGGCGTTTTTGTTCTTCGCATTTGCGGCTTAATTGGGAAATGGCGATTAGGGGAATATTTAATTCTTTCGCCAGCGCCTTCAGTCCCTGACTGATCGCAGTGATTTCGTTGACCCTGTTCTCGCCCTTGCCGCGCGATAATTGGAGATAGTCCACCACGATCAAGCTGAGCGGGACTTTCTTGTGCAGGCGTCTTGCAGCAGTGCGCATCTGCTGAACGGTTAACGCGCCCCGCTCGTCGATATAGAGTTTTGAATTTTTGATGCGATTAGCCGTAGGCAGCACAGCGCTATTGAATTCCGTCCCAAACACCTTCCCAGAGCGCAGCAGCGCAAACGGTATCTTTCCAACACTTGCAACCATCCGGTCAATCAGCTGGGTTCTGGTCATCTCCATCGAGAACACCAGCACGCACTTGTTTTCGTGGAGCGCCACATGCTCGGCGATATTCATGGCCAGTGTTGTCTTGCCCGATCCAGGGCGCCCAGCAAGGATTACCAACTCGCCAGGCGTTAGGCCATTGGTGCGCTTATCGAAGTCCAGAAACCCAGTTGATAAGCCAACCAATCCATCGCAGCCATTACGGCGCTCAAGTTCCTTGATGTAATCGTTAAGCGATACAGAGACATGGATATCACCAACCTCTGAGGTGCGCTCGCCAATGGCCAGAATCATCCGCTGCGCTTCGTCGATCAGGTCGGCACTCGTCTTGCCATCCGCATCGTAGGCGCTGCCAGCGATATCGCCGCCAATGGTAATCAGCGAACGCAGATTCGAACGCTCCCTAACCGCGGCTGCGTAGGCTCGGATATTCGCCGTGCTGGGCGTATTACGGGCGAGGTCGAACAGGTAAACCGCCCCACCTACGCGCTGCAAGTCAGATTCACTCAGCGATTCAAGAACGGTAACGGCATCCACTGGCTTGCCCGAATGAGCCAGTGCCTGGATATGGGCAAACAAGACTCGATGCGCAGGGCTGTAGAAATCATCATCGGTCAGCAGGTCGGCAACCACGTCGAAATCACTACCCGGAACCAGCAGGCCGCCGATAACCGATTGCTCGGCCTCTAGGCTGTATGGCGGTATTTTGAGTTGCGCGATATCGTAATCAGCCGGGATTTGTGCGTTCATGCTGCGGTTCCTGAGCGGCGAGAGTCGGAAACGAACTTCTCAACTAAGTCGTCAAAATGTTTCTTTTCGACAATCCAAGCTAAATTTGCCTTCCAGCCCTTATCGTTCTGACCGAGATACCAACCGTAATTGCGCAGCACTGTAAAAAATTTTCGCCAGAATTCGATATTTTGATGCTTGGGGCTTTCTCGCCATCTGGCCTGCAGATACCTGGCTCGCTGTCCATCCCACCTCTCAGGAATTACGGATTGCAGTTCAGGAAGAATTTCGTTGTATAGGGTTATTATTTCCAAATGCGGGCATGGAAGAGACTTGTCTCTGACAGAAGGTTTTTTACCAAGAACCAAGGAACAAGAACCAAGAACCAATTCCGTGGGCGAATGCTCGGTGTCCATTCCTGTACCATTCGCCGAATGATCGGCGGACTTACGCCGAACTTTTCCTCCTATAGTCCCATCTGGTCGCGGCCATTTTCCTGTTTTTGTATCCGGTTTCTGGTGTTTATCCCATCCGGTAACAAACCAATATGTTTCGTTTTCAATGACATATTCAACGAGCAGTTTCTTTTCAATTAATTCGTCGACCATTCGCCGAATATCCGCCGAATCAAATTTGTCGTTCGGGAAAACTTCCATCTTTAATCGCGAGCAAGAAGCGGGATGCACCCCATAATCATCACAAAAATTCCACAATCCAATGAACAGCAACCGAGCATTCGCCGAACATTCGACGATCTGTTCGCTAGTCCAAAATTCGGGCTTAATGCTTCTAATTCTTGCCATATCAACTTCTCGGAAAGGGATGCTGCCTATAATGATCGCGCGTTAATTGCGGCTATGTAAGCAGCGGCGACCCTATGCCATGCAAATTCATTTCACCAAAACTAAACGGGCGCGATTCCTGGCTTCCTGCTTGGCCCTCAGTTCCCTAGCCTTCGTAAAACGCTCAGGGTTATACGTGGCTATCGAGAAATGCTGGCCGCAATAATCCTTACCACCGGCTGTAAATTTGGCTTCATTGCTGCAGTCATAGCCTTTCCAATGGCCTGTCAGGCTGCAGCCTTGGCAGTATTTCTTTGTGGTCACAAGCCACCCCTAACGTTTGCCCGATGGATATCCCTAGAAACCCTTTCCTGATGCTCTGCGGCCTCTACAAGACGTTTGCAGGGCTCGCAGTGGTGTTGCTTGGCTTTGATTTCTTTTGCGAGGAGAGGGTTGCCACAACGAAGGCAATCGACCAATGGAACGGTGTCCCATATCATTGATGTGCTGGAGCTATAAGTGATTGGCACAAATTTCAGGATTGAACATTTTTCGTATTGCTTCATAACTGCTCGCCTCGGTAATTAAGTGCCGCCACTCCATTGGCTTTGTCATTACTATTTAGCTGCGGTGGCCGGTGCTGATCTCCGGCTTCGCGGACTCGGTTATCTGCCACTTCGTAATCATTTAAGACCCGCTACGCATCAGCCTGCGCATTCACCGCATTGATCGTGAGACTGGTGCGCCACCTTCGTAGCATTCGCTCCAGCGCAACACCTTCGGCTCCACTACTTTCGATAGCTTCGACGCCTACTGCTTCAATCCCACGATCAATACGGCCTCCCCGGAAGGAGGCGGTATGCTTAAACAATCTCCCAATCTTCGGCAAGAGTATCAGTCTGTGAGGCCAGCCAAGGAACACGAGCGCCCGGAGTATTTTGCGCATCATCTGGATAGCTGATAAAAATATATGGCAGCGTCATTTTTGAATTCGCATCCGGCGTCTGTAATTCCAACCATAAGCCTTTGCCGTTCCAACCAGTACGCGCGACTCGGCCACCATTTTTCAAACTTGCGATTGCTTCGCCAAAATTCATTTCCTTCCCCTTCCCTTCAGTTGTGATTGGAGTGCTGCAATTCGAGAAATTTGTTTACATCCCAAATCCAAAACTTGATAAACATTTGATTGTAAGAGGGCAGAGAATCGTATTGATCTAGGCTTTCATCTATAAGCCTCATCCGATTTCGATATACCCATTCGTTGCGAACTGACATTAAAATCGATAGCGCTGTGCATGCAGCTATAAAGATCATTAGGAAAATCATCTCTTCCTTCCTTTCAATTGGGCCTGGAGCGTTATTTCTCAGCGAACTCGATAACTTCGAGCGGCACGCTGCGTTTGGATTGGGCAACCACTTGAAGTTGCACCTTGACCGTGCGCAGGATTTCACGTGCCTGAGCCGCAATTGCATCGCCCTGTGCTGGTAGCATCTTGTCGTCTTTGATGCTATTCAGCGTTTCCCACAAACTAGATTTCAGATTTTTGGCTGTTAAGTCTTTCATAGTCCCGTCTCCGGCTCTGCGCCTTGTTTATGGTGCCATTGGTTTGCTTGATTTCGAATCGCGTAGCCCTGCTTAAAACCTCTCCATTAATCTTGTTAACTAAAATCGCTGATTCCCAAAATTCGCCAAACTCCCTTTTGGCTCTATAGGATTCGTCATATTCGCGTTTGTAAGCCTTATATTTTGGCTGCCGGCAGTATTCGACATGCCTTGGCATATTGGCTTTGCGCTCAATTGCTGCCTTTACTGGATCATATGTTTTAAGGAAATGGACCCGTTTTTTCTGCTTGATCAATTCGATATTTTTGGCCCTATATTCCATGTCATACAGCCGCTTTTCTTCCTTTTTCTCAGCATCCGATTTGTTTTTCCTGTGAGCCATACCAGAACAATCTTTGTTGCAATAGAGCGGCGCACTCTTGGCCAGAGAGCGATTAATATGTCCTCGGCTTTTACTAATCGGTTTGCTGCACCATGCGCAGAGAATCATTTCGTCGCCCTCATGAACTCTTCGATATGGCGCAATTTCAATTCGAGTTCTGCATTCTTCTGGCGCTCGATTTCTAATTCGGCTTCGAGCTTGCCTTTCAGTTTTACTAGTCCGTAGTGCCGCTTCAGAGCCTGCCAGCGCAACGGGATTTCATTCCCACACAAATCCATCAACGCATCGATCTTGTCCGGCGGAAAGTTCGCCTGACCCGTTCTGGCGCGGGACAAGACACCAGGATCAATTTCCAATTCGTAGCAAATCGATTTGTCCTGCAATCCACTTTCATCAATGCAGCGAAAACAGGCTTTCGAAAGCGATGGAATGAGTTCAAGCTGTTCATCTGTCAGCGTTTCTTTCACGTCGCGGACAACCCTCAAAACCAATCTTTCCTGCTGTGCTGCATTGGGCGGCATTTCAATTGACTCTACTTGTAGGACGGCCTGCGAGTTAAATAAAACCGTCACTAAGGACGGCTGTTTCGTTCAATCTTTTGCAGTTCTACTGCGCTAACCTGACCATTTGTTAAAGAAGAGGCTCTTGGCTATGCTGCTTAGCTCTCACACAAAACAACAACGCCAGGAGGCCTCAAAACTATGAATACGGAACAAATACAGCCGGCTGATCTCATTTACTCGCTGCGTCTCAGCGTTTCACATGCGTCCGGCATTCACCGAAACACGATTAACGGCCAGTTCTGCCTGCTGCTTTCCCTTATCTCCCTTGATATCGGGCTTCTATATATGTTCGGATTTGATAATCCACAGGTACTATTTTCGTTAGTAATGTCAGGGACCACGGCTGCATTGGGCTTGCTGTCAAACATGCGAGCCAAACAAATATTCGATCAAATGGTGCAAACTGACCTGAAATTGCCAGAGTCGTAACACCGGTCGATGCTAGGAATAAGGCGCAGAACAGGATGTCGGCCATGGGTTAATTCCTGGTCTTTTTGCCAACAGTCCGTTCCTGCCGCTCTATAGCTCGCAGAAAGCGATCCCTGTTATCAAAAATCAGATAGACGGGCCGACCTCGCCTAATCATTTTCGATATGGCGGTTTGATGAAGATCAAGCAGGTCGGCCGCAGTTTGCTGGCTGTTACCAGGCTGCTCGCAAAAGTCTTTGATATGAATGCTTTTCATTTTTAAATAATACCTCTGGCATTGAAGATTATCAAGCCCTTTGGTATTTGTCGAGCGGAAGATGTGGATGTACAAGTATGTGTGTTGGAAATCGGAAGAAAATTACATGCCACGCCTAGACTTAATCCCCCTCCCACAAAGGAAGAGAGAGGGGCTGCTACTACGGAAACAATGGCAGCTATATAAAGCTCGCCATGATGGCCTATCTCAAGATCGATTCTGCGCAGAGAATGGAATTAACCAGGGCCAACTACAACGCTGGTTCAGCGGCGACCGGCAAATCCCAGAGCATAGGTTAATCCAATTGGCTCAAATCATGGAATTTGATGCGAGTCTCATTCGGCCGTCTATTCAGCAGACAGCCAAAGATATAAGCTCTGTTACCAATATAGCTATTCGTGAATTGGAAGCTCGGTGGGGACGGCTTTCCCCGTCTCAGCAGAATGAGGCTCTAAAGTATCTGGATCTTCTTGAGCGGGCAGGCGATCAGTCCGGGCAATGATGAAATCCATGAATTTCTTCTGTTGATCTGGGCCTAAATTCCTGAATCGATTTATTATTTCGTCCAGCATTTTATATTCCTAAGTACCCAATCCTTCTTGCCCGCCCACCCCGCGGGGCCTCCCCTGTTACCAAGATACACCAATACCTGAGATATTTTTTTAAAATAAATACCAAAGGTATTGCAATCTCCAATACATCTGGTATTGTTACTTCAAGGCTGGTTGATCAGAGGGATCGAACAAAGCCAGAACTGAACAAACTATACCCCCTGACACATTTAAGCAACAAAGCAAGCGTTAGGCGGGTGAATTTAATAAAGCGGCTTAACCACAACATAGGAATCAAAAATGAAAACACCAATTCTGATCATCAGTGCGCTTGTGCTGGTACTGGCACTAGTGGTGTTTCACTCGATTTTGCTCAGCATCCCCGCAGTTCTCGCTTTCATTGGCGGGTATTGGGTGGGCAAAAAAGAAAGTGCCGTTTCTGCGTTTGTTGAGCGCGGCCTTTCGAAAACTAAAGCGTTTTTCCAAAAACTGAAATCAACAAACTGAGGCGAATCTATGGACATTAATCAACTTTCTGAATACGACTTTATCGCGTGTATCGACGCATCCGGCTCGATGGGTGAAACAGATATGCCCGGAGGTCGTTCGCGCTGGGCTTACATGCAAGAAACCGCGACTGCGTTCTGTCGTGACCTGGGTGCGCTGGATAGCGACGGTATCGATCTGGTTGTATTCAGCGGCACCAGCGTTGACAGCTATACCGGCGTGACCACGGACAAAGTGAAGGACATCTTCTCTGGTCGTAGCCCGCGTGGCTCCACTCCGCTCGCAGAAGCCCTGACGACTGCCTTCAAGCTGGCCGGTAAGTCGGACAAAAAAGACTTCGTGATCGTGTTCACTGACGGCGTACCGGATGACGAAAAAGCGGCCGAGAGCGTTATTCGTGCCCGCGCCAATCAAAGCGAAACCGACGACGAAATCACAGTTCTTTTCGTTCAAGTCGGTCGCGATCTGCAGGCAACGAAGTACCTGCAAAAACTGGACGATGAACTCAAGGGTGCCAAGTTCGACATTGTCGATGCAAAAACAATTGATGAAGCGGAGAAATTTGCCACCACCGCCGAATTGATTCTTGCAGCGATTGCCGATTAACCAATTCCTCAATGGCTCTCCCGCAGAGCCATTCGGGAAGGGGTTTGAATAATTAGGGGAAAGAAATGCGAGTATCAAATGATGTTTTAGCCGTTCTTAGCGCTGCGCAGACAGAAGGTAATTATCTGCGGCTAATCGGCCAGCTTGATAGAAAAATGTATGAGCAGACCAATAAAGTATTGGAGGCTGCTGGCGGTAAATGGAACAAAAAGGCAAAAGCTCATATTTTTGATACTGAGGCAGCAGAGCGAATTGATGAAATCATTGTTTCTGGCGAGGTAGAGGTGCCGAAAGACGAATTCAATTTCTTTCCAACGCCGGCATCAGTAGTAGATCGCCTCGTTGAGATAGCTGGCAATAATTCAGGTTTTTTAGTTTTAGAGCCGAGCGCCGGCCAAGGAAATATAGCCGCCGAATATGTTCGGGTTGGTGCGATAGTTCATTGTTATGAATTGATGGAATCAAATTATAAGCTCCTTCTCGAAAAAGGATATGCAGTAACCCATGCTGACTTTTTGAGTATTGCGCCAAGTCCGATTTATGACCGAATAGTTATGAATCCACCATTCATGAAGCGCGCAGATATTAAGCATGTTCTTCATGCATTGAAATTTTTGAAAAGCGATGGCCTTTTAGTTGCGGTTATGTCCGCAGGCATCTTATTCCGCACAGATAAGCTCACCAGTGATTTTCGTAGAATGATCGAGGTAGCTAATGGAGAAATCGAAGAAGTCGAAGATGGGGCTTTTAAAGAATCTGGGACGATGGTTAAGACGGTTATTGTGACCATTCCAGCTGTCTCCAATCACGGTTAACGAATAGAGGGAAGAAGAATGCATACGCCGGGGCCTTGGAGAGCGTTTAAAACCGTTTTTGATCAGCATGCCGTCGAGGCGTTTAACTCTGATGAAAAAGAGACTGAATGTCTCTGTCGAGTTGATGGATGGGGATCTGAAATTGATATCGCTAACGCTCGCCTCATTGCGGCAGCGCCGGAGCTTTTGGAAGCATTGAAAGCCGTAGTGGCTATAAGCGATAGAAAACATGATGCGTGGGATGCGGCAGAGGCAGCAATAGCCAAAGCCAAAGGCAACTAATTAGCGGATGGGGTGGGAAGATGTGTGAACTTTGCGAAAATCCAGAAGCTGGTAGGAAATCCGCCATTCAATTTGCGGAAAACTTAGAGAGTTTGGCTGCTAATTATCGGCGCATGGCAAATGGCCAGCTCGATCCTCATGGCGAAAAAATTAGATCTGTTGCGATTTCTGCAAAAAGCATTGTCCGTAAGCTCGTTGAGGAATGGGTGTGATGCCTAAATTCCTCGACCCCACAGGCCAAGAACTCACGGCAGGGCAGGCGCTGGATGTGTTTCTTGAGTATGCGGTTAAGCAGGAATCGACAATTATGCATCTCGACGTGCGTTTGTTTGCTGATGCAATCGAAGGTTATACAACGCCAATGATTTGCTTAAAGAAGGCCGGCATCGAGATCAAGTTTGGAGCAGAGTCATGAACTCAGTAGAGATTTTAGACGATTGTTTCCGCAACATGTTCGATATGCCTCCGGCGAAAGAACGGCCTGTTAATCCGCCTGACGAGCCCATTGTTTCAAACGATATCGCTGAAAAAAAACTCAGGAAAAGTCTGACCGCTCAAAAGCGTAGTGAATACTGGGACGATTTTACCATGTATTTGTTCGATGAAATCAGCGATCAGGAAGCCGATAAAGTCTCTGCGGCATTACTTGAGGGTGAATATCTGGTTGTCGGCGAAGTGTTGGCTGCTGTTAAGGAAAGGGCGATTCGCAAGACCGCTGAGAGGTTCGCAAATCAGCTGGGATCTATGTCATGAACATCACCCACCTATCCGACAAAGATTTCATGGAGCGAATTATGAAGCCAAAGGATGACAGGCAAGAGTTGTGGGATTTGGCCATTGAGGTCACGAAACGTACTCCGTACAGCGCAGGACTTCATTCTATACCGGGTGGTGTGCGGGTACTTGTTCTGAACTTCAGCGGTCAGCCGGTTATTGATTCGAACTGTATGTTGCCTCAAGACGGCGACGACGAATTCACACAAAGCGGAAAGCGCAAATTCATCAGAACGATTATGGACGATATGCGGAAGTTGATTCGGGATGAGCCGGGGAATGCGGCATGAGCGATCCGAAATTTAAGGTGGGTGAGGAAGTATTCGTGATCAGCGCTGTGTTAAACCCGGGAGCTATGATGGAGGTAATCATTACTGCTGCCAGGGAAAGCGATATTCAAACGATTCATAAAAATTCAGGACACATATGTCCACCCGGTTGGCGATATGACTATATGAAAAATGGAGAAAGATGTGCTGCTCATGAATCGCGCCTCCGCAAAAAACACAAACCCGGCGACAGCTTTGAATCGATCATGAACGCCATCCGGCAACCGATTGGGGGAAGGGTATGAGCGATAACTGGATCAGCATCAAAGATGCAAAGCCGAAATATAGCCGCAGCAAAAACTCACTCGGGACGCCGGTTCTTGTTTGGCCGAGACAGGGTTTAGCCAATGACGGCTTTGCTTATTACGGCAAGAGACTTAGCGATAAGCCGAACTTCTATCTGTATGGCGCTGTGCTAGATGGAATTACTCATTGGCAACCCATGCCGGAAGGTCCGAAATGAAGACTTACAAAGACACAAACAACCACTGGATATCAGAGCTTCGCATAGGGAATGTTATCTGTATCTGCGAAGCGAATAAGCGTAAAGAGGCGCGCCAAGGGGTTGTGGAGTTGGCTAAACGGAGGGTGAAAAAGTGAACGAATCCAGTCAAGAGATTATTAAACCAGGGCCCTATCAAGCTGTGCCGGCAATCAGCGAGTCCGCGGCTATTATTCAGGTGATCGAACGGGTCGCCCTGAACCCCGATATCGACGTATCGAAGATGCAGCAGCTGCTGGCTATGCAGATTCAGATATTGGACAGGCAGGCTGCTGAGGCTTATGCAAGGGCCATGATGGCCGCTCAGGCTGAAATGCCGAGGGTGATCGTCAACAAGCAGAACGCCCAGACCTCAAGCCGGTATGCCGATCTGGAGGCTGTGAATCGGGCCGTGACTCCAATTGCCACCAAGCATGGATTCTCGATCTCGTTCGATACAGACCGGTCGGCACTGGACAATCATGTGCTCATTGTGGCGACTGTCTTGCATAGCGGCGGCCACCATAAGGCTTATAACTATGATGCTCCGCTCGATGATGCTGGTATTGCCGGGAAGATCAATAAGACTCCTACGCATGCCAGGGCGTCCTCCATATCGTATGGCCAACGGTATCTGCTCAAGCTGATATTTAACCTGACGATTGCTGGAGAAGATAATGATGGCAATGGCAGTACTGACGAACGTGGCGTCAATGTCGAGGCCATCAAGGAAATGGGTCGCAAGGAGGTCAGGGACCAGTTTGCTGCCTATCAGGAATTGGTTCGTACGTACATCCTTTCAATCGTTGCGATAAAAAACGGGATTGCCACGAATCAATATTCTATCGCTGCAGAAGCGTGGTACGAACTAGACGAAGAGATACAGCGCGGATTGTGGGTTGCAACTTCCAAGGGCGGAATCTTTACAACTTCCGAACGTGAAGTAATGAAGAAAACCGAGTTTCGTGAAGCTTATTACGGTGCAGCAGCCTAACCCTTCCCAAGTCTAGCGGCGCCGGTATGGGCCTTGGAGATAATGATGAAATTGTATTTATACATAATTGTGCTTGTTGCGATAGATATGCTCTTGGTTGGATTGGTATTGCCAATGCTGTTTTCGGCCAGCAGTTATGAGGCTGTAATTGCTGGTTTTTTTATTCTAGTGGTTGCACCAATAGTTAATTTTCTAGGCATCATAAAAATCATCAAATTGACAAAAAAACTCTTTAAAAAACCGGAGACCACCAATGAAACTGCTAACTAGAATTACAATGATTGTTGCGGCTCTTATTTTCGTTTCGGCATGCAGCAAAGTGCCAGCTGGAAATGTCGGTATCAAGGTTTATCTGCTCGGTGGTGCAAAGGGTGTGGATACCGAACAGCTGTCACCGGGGCGTTACTGGATTGGCTGGAACGAAGACTTATATCTATTCCCGACCTTCAGCCAAAACTATGTCTGGGCTGAAAAAAGTGAGCGCGGGAATGAATCTCTGACATTTGGTACGAGCGAGGGCTTGTCGGTCAATGCGGATATCGGTATTACCTATGCCATTGAACCCGGTAAGGCAGCCCTTGTGTTTCAGAAATACCGCAAGGGCGTCGATGAGATCACAGATATCTATCTACGTAATATGGTTCGTGATGCACTTGTAAAGACGGCCAGTACCCGCAAGATCGAGGATGTATATGGCGTTGGTAAGGCCGATCTGATTTCTGCTGTGGAGACAATGGTGCGCGCAGAAGTGAAGGATATCGGCATTCAGGTTGAAAAGGTTTATTGGATTGGCGATCTTCGCTTACCGCAAACTGTTACCTCTTCGATCAATGCGAAAATTACTGCAACACAACAAGCACAGCAGCGGGAAAATCAAGTCGCTACAGCCCGCGCTCAGGCAGAAATCGATGTAACGAAAGCCGAGGGTGAAGCGAAGGCAAAACTGGCAATGGCTACTGCTGAGGCTCAGGCAATCAAGATTCAGGCTGAGGCGCTTTCTAACAGCCCCGGCTTGATCGAATTGCGCCGCATTGAGAAATGGGACGGAAAGTACCCGCAAGTTATGGGCGGAAGTACGCTGCCAATGATATCGGTTAAATAGCCTAACCCACCCCTGCGCCCTGAGTGAGAGGAATGATGACCCTAAAGCAGCGGATTGAAGAATTGATTGCGCAACATGGTTCGCTGAGAGCCGTAGGACGCGTACTCACTATTGATCCGGGCTATTTGCTTCGGTTATCAACGGGCGAAAAGGATCAACCGTCAGAACGTGTTCTGAAGAAACTGAAACTCAGGCAGATCGTTACTGTTACTTATGAGAGAGCAACATGAAAAAGGCCGAGCGCGAGAAGTTGCGTGAATTAGCTAAAGTTGTTGATCCAAATGATTTCGTAATCGAATCATTAAAGCTTATTGCCCTCCTCGACCACATCGATGCGCTGGAGGGGCAGACCGATGATCAGGGTTTTGTAACCATTCCTGTGCGCGCAATCTGGCTTCTGGAGCATAAACCAAAAGGCTATCTTGATCATGGATGCGGCGATTGCGTACCAAATGGTCCGATGGTTTATGGGAGTTTCAAATGTGCGTATCACCGGGCAGAAGCAGCCCTCGCCAGCGCACCGGAGGTGAAGTCGTGAAAAAGCTTGAACTATTAACACGTCTCCGCAAATGGATAGAAAAGGCTGAGCAGTATGAGTATGTAAAATGCATTGGCATGGATGTGGTGTGCCCTAACTGCAGACGATGGCAAGGTAACTGCGATATTCCCGGTTCTTTCAAAGATGTTGGCCATGATGTTTACGATGTCCTGGCCTGTGGTAATTGTGGCCATGAAAGCAAGTGGGTTTTCGGACCCGTTTGGATTCCATATCCAGAAAGTGAGAAACAAAATGAGCCAAGCTGAGCGGGGATTGTTTGAGCGGATTATGGATAGGATTGGGCCACTTTCATTGCCCGTTGTCACATGGGACATTATTCGGGAAGAGAGCGATAAATCAGAATCTCTGCTTGCTGATTATCGGCAAACCATGATTGCCGCCGCCGAAGAATTGTCGGCGCATTGGCAGGCGCATTGTGATGCCGAAGGCTATGGCCCTCAAAATCTGGAGCGTAGATTACTCGCAGGCATCAAAGCGGGTTATGACGGGTATAGCGTGGGCGCATGGTCAGAAATGAAGAGCGCCATTAAAGATTTCGAGCAGCGGCTGGCTGAGGCTGAGAGGGAGCGGGAAATCATGTACAAAAATTATGATATGGCGCTGGAGCGTTTAGTGCTGGCCGCCAATCAGTTCATTCCCGCGAATCGACGCGATGAATTTGAGGCCGCATGGGTTAAACGACGCGCTGAGCTTAATGCAACCGCCCCGCTGCCGGAGTCTAATCATGAGTGAATTGTATAAATTCGAGGTGCTTTGCGAAAGCAAAGAAGATGCTGATTTTTTATATCACGGGGCGCGAGAGTGGGCGACGCGCGGAATCATTCGTGGAAAGAGGGAAGTCACTGAAGTAAAGCCAGAGCCAGGACAGCCCGTTACTGTGCCGATCGACATGATTTTGTATTGCCCGAGCTGCGGCGAACAGCATATCGATGCGCCGGAAGAAAATTGGGCTAATCCGCCACACCGATCCCATCTTTGTGATGCTTGCGGCTGCATTTGGCGCCCTGCCGATGTGGCGACCAATGGTGTAGTAGAAATTAAAACTAATGGAAAGGCAGATACCTGGGTGTCCTATGCGGGTGAAATATCGGCAGCCCCCGCTGGGGGGCAGAATGAACCGGTTGCTTGGCGAATTTTAACTCCAAATGGCCGCGTTTCTTTTCGTGAAAAAGAGCCAACTGTATTTGAGGCGGATATTGTAACCCCGCTTTACACCCACCCCATCCCCGCAGCTCCGGCTGTGCCAGAAATTCACGATGATGTGATTCGAGATTGGGCGAGCGAAGAGATCGATGTGCTATTTCATGGGCTGGATCAATTCGCAGTTGCCAATGTAATCCGGTCGGCAATTAATCGGGCTGATAAATATCGTGCTGAAATGCTCGCAGCCTCACCCGAGCAGCAGGGCTTTATTCTGTGATTTCTATTGGGAAAAAATAAGCAGGAATAATGAAATGCTGATGACCCCGCGCGAATGGCTTGATACCCGATTCGGCAGCGCCAAGCGCCGCCCGGCGGAAGGCAGCGTGCGCCGGTGGCTGGAGGCCGGTGAACTGCCAGGCGAGAAGATTGGCGGCCGCTGGTTTGTGGAATATGATCCGCAGGCGCCCCATACCGGCAGTGAAATCGCTGATCGAATCCTGAAGGCATCATAATAATGACACCGCGCCGCCGTTCGAAGAAAAACCGCGATTTGCCCGACAACCTCTATACGGCGACCGGTGGCTATATTTATCGGCATCCGATAACCGGAAAAAATCATGGCGCCGGCGCCGATCGCGGTGAGGCGATAAAAGCCGCGAATGCCCTGAATCGCATTTTGATGAAGCAGGATTCCATCGTAAATCGCATATTGGGCACTACATCGCTGTTGACTGTATTCGATCGATTCCGCAAAGAATATGTGGCCGACCAGGATAATTCACAAAATTACGATGACCAAGTTGATGAAAAGCTGCGCCGCATTGAGCGTGAACTCGGGAAAGATACAGCATGGGAATCGATCGATTTAAAAATACTTTCCGATTGGATGGCGCAGCTCACACGCCATTCTTATATAAAATACCGCACGCTCTGGGTTCAGGTTTATGCATTCGCGTGCTCAGTCGGCTTATCGCCGGCCAATATTGCCGACCTTACCATCGTTAAAAAACCTCCGGAGAAAACGCGCAAAAGATGGTCCCTGGAGACCTATCAGGCCGTCTACCCCTATTCCGAACCATGGCTGCAAAATGCAACGGACTTTGGATTGACCAGTCTTCAGCGGCGCATTGATTTGACGCATGTGCATAAAACGCGCGATATCGTCGATGGCCGCATTCTCGTTATGCAGCAAAAAACCAAAAAACGTCTCGCCATCCGCATCGGCGGAAGCTTGGAGCAAGTCATTGCGCGATCCAAGCAGCTGCACCCGTTCTGCCCTTTTGTGATTGGACGTAAACCAACGCGCGCGCGCAAGTCGCCGAAGAATCCGAAAGAGCATCCCTACCAGGTCACAACGGATTATCTGACTAAAGCCTTTGCTGCGGCGCGCGATGCCTCCGGCGTGTTCGCAGGCTGGGAACCGGAAGAACTGCCGACATTGCATGAACTGCGCAGCCTCGGCGCGCATTTGTACGAAGAGGCTGGCTATCCGGTCGAATATATCCAAGCATTACTCGGCCATGCTGATGTTGAAATGACAGAGCTTTATTTATCCGGCTACGGCGAAAAGTGGCAGGAAGTGCGGGCAGATTTGCCGCTGAGTGCAAAATAATAATCTGGGAATAGTCTGGGAATAGTCTGGCACCAAAAAAGGGCGCTCTAAGTTATTGATTTGGTAGAACCGTCCGGACTTGAACCGGAGACCTCTTCCATGTCAATCATGCGTTCTTGTAGCATTAGGCGATTGATTTTAATAGAAAATATGGTGAATTTATTATGCTCAAAAAGCGCAAAACGCACATAATGGAATCAAACACTTACGCATCGATAGTCTGGGCTGATAGAATTGGCCAAATAATAAATAATCGAGGGATCGTATGAGTCTGACTCTATTTTGTGATTGCACGTCCACCGGTGGCGTTTTTACCTATTCGAATCAAGTTCTGAATGCCTGCCGAGAGGCTGGGATTTCCCACAAAGTCATTACGCACATGCCTCGAAGTGTGGGCGACAAGAGGCGTGAGGCGCAGTTGTTAGAGGGATGTGGCAGTAATGTATCCATCGCTAACGGATTGTCAGAGCAAGCCATTCAGGATGGAATCGACCACTTCCTAAGGATTGTTCCTTCGACGTGGTATATGCCGAATTATCGGGGTGCACCCCATGCGGGGATGATCACAGCAAAAGCTCTGGGAGGTGGCAATATCTATGTCTGCCACAACGATGAACCAGTTAGCTATCGATTCGCAACCCGCTACCAATCCGTAATCGATCGATTCGTAGCGCCCAGTGATAAGTGCTTTAAAGAGCTTCACCGATTGCTCCCCAGGAGCCTCCACAAGCGAATTGTCTATATCCCCCATGCCGTAGGTCCATTAGGGCCTGTTACGCCCAAAACACTGCAGCATCGGCCTATTAGGCTGCTCTACCACGGACGTTTGGACTATGAGCAAAAGCAAGTTCATTACCTGCCTAAAGTTGCCCAGCAATTAGAAAAGTGGGGCTTTCCTTTTGAGCTGCATGTAGCTGGCGATGGTCCGGCTAGACAGCAACTCGAAGATCATCCTAATTTCCCCGGTGCTGAATTTCATGGCTATGTGCAGCACGATTCACTAGGATCTTTGTTTGAGGCGTGCGATATAGCCATCTTAACGTCCAAATATGAGGGTTTCTGCTTGGGTTTGGCTGAGGCAATGAGACATGGCCTGCCGGGCATAGCGATGGACTGCGGCGGAGTAATCAATGATTTCCTGAGCAACTTCGAGAATGGGTTTATTGTCCCCCAAGGCGAGGTAGAGCAGCTTGCTTGGATGATACGCGGAATTGTCGAGAATCCGGATAAGTATGCCTCTATGTCACGGCATGCAATCTCTGAGCTTTCTGACCGATTCTCGATAACGAATTTCAATAATGCTTATGGAAATCTGCTAAGTGAAAAGCCGGATGTTAAGTACTCATGGCCCTTATTCAGGCCTGCGAGAATACCGGACAAACGGTTAAGTCGGGATGGGTTGTTAGATATAATGGGGCAACGGTTATTGGGTTGGCCTTGAGGGTTAATCATGAGGCACAAAAGTAAAATTACTCATATCGGAACAATCAGCGAGGATGGTACGGTCTGTAACTGGTGCTTCAATGGTGAAAAGCATCCTGATTCCGCAGGCTATGCATTAAATACAAAAACCGGCGAGGAATGGTTTGGCGGGTATACCAAGGATGAATTGCGGGAAGTTGCTAGAACTGGAAATGCTGATTTATGGCGTAATTTGAGGCAATAATGGAAACAATAATTAACTGGCTGGTGAATGCAGAGAAACATCATATATCCGGGCGCGGTGATGTATATGTTGGGCCGGCGCCTTTTAGTTTCGACAAAGACAATAAAGCCGATATGGATCGGTTATATGATGCTCCTTGGGTAATCTCTCATCCAGATACAAGAGACAGATTGTTTCGAGTCATTGGCGTAGAGTCTTTTTGCATCCGACATATTTCAGAAGGCTCTAATATCGGACTGATGGTTGAGGAAATTAATGGGCCATTTAGTATTACGGGAACGGCGCGAATGCCGAAGTCTTATCAGGAAAAATATTAAAACCGGCCTACCACAAACATCGGACCGGCACTGCTTCGGGAGAACAACCTCGGCAGAAACTTTGGAATTGGAGCCGGCGACGTCGGTCCTCTCTAGCGTGTAAGCCCTTCGCCAGCGCACCAGCGTTACTTAGAGGTTGGTGGGGCTTATAAGGATAGCCCAATTCCCCGGCACTAACTTTCTCCGGCCGCCACAACAGTTGACGATTGCTGCTCGACAATGGCCAGGTCTGGGAATCCGGTGCACCGGTCCTGTAGCTGGCGACCACATTGCCCTGCCATTATAATCTATGCACGTCCAGAAAACATGCATAGAAAAGGGAGAAATCTATACATATCAGTTAGCACATAGAATCTCAACGCAAACGAGATCGGCATCTACATTACCACCCGACACCGTTGTAATAAGGCGCGCTGATGTAGTTGTTAATGGTGTCGCGGTTGCATTTCTGGCAATGACGGCCCAGCAGCCCGGATTAGAGGCATAACCCACCGATGGAATGCACGCATAATTTGCGCTAGATAATGTAATAGCAAAATTAACAGTATAATCCCCAACACCATTACGCGTTATCGAAGTGACATTATGGCCGGAGTTTGGCGCAAAAGTGCCCGTTGCCAGGCCATTAAAAAGACACCAGATTTTAGTGATATTTTTTGCAATGGGCTCCGCACCGCCTTGATATGTTTTAACTCCAGTTATGGTTTCTGATCCCGCTTTATGGAGTGCCAGCCCATCAAGGGTAGTTACTGCCGCGGAGGCAGCGGCTGCATTAGTAATACCGGTCTGGGCTGCATCGTAGGCTGTTTTCACCGCATTTGCCGAACCCGGCTGATTAGTATTGGTACTTGCCACCGAGTTAATTACATAGATTTGCAATAGGATAAAATTCGTGCCGTCATATCTTACGGTATAATAAAAACCGGATTGCATGGAGCCTGAAACTAATGCAGTGCCCGAGCAATCAAGGATTGTCTTTGCGCCAAGGGCCGAGACGTTTAGCGTGGCAGCTGCAGTATTGGTAAAGTTCGCTTTGAATTGAAAACTGAGACCGTTGACATAACTGGCAATTGTTCGATTCGGGGTTAATGTATAGGCGTTCGCAGATCCGCCGGAGGTCAGAGTTCCGTTCATGTCCGCATAAAGGCGAGCAATGGCGCCCATGTTTTCCCGAGCACTGTTGTTTACCTGGGAATATTGCATACCCTCCGGCCAGCCATCGGGAGGCGTAGAATTGTTGTTGGCGGAGGTTGTACTCCAAGTCTGGACTTCTGACATATCATAACCTCAAGACATTGCAAATCGATTGATTGTCACTGGTCGTAATCGATCCGGTTAAACTGTTTTCCCTATCGCACAAAATCTCAAAATAATCATTTGCCGCAAAATCAAGCATCCATTCAAAATCAATACTGGCCTTTACATTGCCCGCCACAACCGGCAAATAACTAAGGGCGGGTTTTCCGTAAGCAAAAACCGTAGAACCATTCTTCCTCAGCTTTAAACTACCGCTCCAAACCGTTAATAAACTGCTGACCAAAACTACCGAACCCGAGATCGAATACGAGCCTGCATTCAGGCAATAAATCCTCGATGGATTAGTGCTTGTTGAATGCGTAAAAGAAGCGGTATCAAGTTCAACGTCAATATTCCAATTGATAATATTGTTCGATGCGCTTGCATTGACATTATCCCCCGCTGTCGTGGATAAAATGGCTAATCCAGTACCCGCCACCACTGAATCATGGTATCTAACCTTCCACATTTCATATCCTTATTGAGCAATGGGGCGTTGTTGCGTAACTCCATAAATCGAAAATGTCAATGCATTCGCTACCGAAGTTTGTACAGCCAATTTCCCACCGGGGCGCATCATAATCCCTGAGTTTGGGCTTTGAATTGTGATTAAATCTGTCGTGTTAGCAGCCAGTGCAACACCGTAATACAGGGCTGTTGTCTGGTCGTAAGTCGTACCGGTATCATGGTGATAAATACTAAAACTCGCTGGCGCCCCTGTTGTATTGCAGACTGCAATCAGGGTAATTTCTGTCTGCAAGCCTCTTCCTGAGACATTGGGCGGACTGGTAAAGGCCAGGGTTGCACTTGTCCCAGAAGGTCGCAGTTGAGCCAATAATGAACCTTGGGCATTCATTGATTTGCCTGCTGATCAAGAAGGCCAATGAACGACTGAGGCAATGCAGAAGGATTGGCGAGTGCAGGCGCTTGTCTGGCTAACATGGATGCCGTTAAACGCCCTGCCCCCATCCCACCAGCGGCTAATAAGCCAGCCGTGGGATTCATGACGGAAGCGGGTACTGAACCCCCTAACAGGCCAAGCACGAAATTACGCTGCGCCGTTCCGCTATTGTTTAAACGATCCGGCATAACCGCCGCGGCAGCTCGGGTGAAGTCTTGCCACGCTCTGCCACCGGGCGCTCCAGCTGCCTCTCTGGCAACACCTACGGGGCTGATAAATCCTTCGGAAGCCGCTGGGCCACCCGTTCTCTCAAAGATGCTTTGAAGCTGTTTAAAACGGGCATAGCGGGAATCCACATTGCCTTTTACATTCCCGGCTGCTCGGGTAAAGGCATCATCCAGAAGCCCTTTTAAATCCCCATAAAGATCGGCTACGTCCGTAGTTTTCATTGCCCGTTTTGCAAAGAGAGAACGCTGGGCTTGATACCACTCACCAGAAACTTGACCATTATCTTTTGCAGCCTGATCGACAAAGCTATCGACAATCTGCCGGACTTTCAGCTTTGAGGGATCATCAATGAATTGGGTGTGTTTAGCTTCTATCGCCGCCAAATCATTCATAAAGGCATCGTCAGCAATATTCACTGTTTTGCCGGCGAGCGCTTTTGTATATTCCTTGCCCAAATCTTCGGCGGTATTCTCCAGCGCCTGGCGAGTGACCATATTGTCACCGCGTTGGTTACCGGCCATTTCGAGCAATCGTTTTTGATAGGCTTGTTGTTGTTGTTCGAATAATCCCTGCAAAGGCTTCCCGCTGAAAGGGACTTCAGAGAGTGTTCGTTCGGTAGATTTAACCCAATTCGTTCCCGAGCGCTGACCGGAAGTCAGGGGGATATCCGCGTTTTCCAGCGTTTTAACGGCGTTGGTATATTCGACTGTTCTGCCTTGCGCGCTTAATGGGTCGGGGGCTGGGCCGGTTCTTGAGCCTGGAGGGAGTGTAGAGCCGAGTGTTTCAGCCGGGCTTGAGCGTAGCGTTGATGCAACTCCGCCGCCGAGTAATCCGCCGATAAGTCCTGCGACTGTCTGGGCGTCTCCCTTTCCAAAAACGGGGATTCCGCCGATAGTGATTGGCTGATCCGGCCCGATCCCGGCTTGTCGCGCGAGGTCACTAGAAGCACCAGCAGACCCGGCAGCAACGGCTTGCACGCCAGGAGCAGACTGCAGAATATTCCCAGTTCCCGCCACAATTGGATTTGCAGATTTGGCAAGGAGGCCACCCACGCCAAGACCAGCAGGCACTGAGGCCACACCGCGAGTAGTGGCATCGATAAGCTGTTCAGCGCCAGGTTGAGGAGTTGGAAGGCCTGCCGAAGTGAGAGCACTGCTTAATGTACCCTGATAGCTGGGGATAAGGGTTTTGCCCGATACAGCCCGCGAGACTGCATTAACAGGATACGCCGCAAGGTCGGCCGCGGCTAGAGGGAGGGAGGATAAGCCCTCAATGGTCGATCTGGCACCTAACCCCAGACCACGAATAGCATCTTTGATAAAACTGGTATCTTGCGGTTTTTCTTTAGATGGATTTTGTGCCCGCTCGTCAAAAACTATTTGCCCATTTGGCAGAACCAGTTGATCTTTTTCATTCCAGCTTGGCGCCTTGGTGGGATCTGCATATTGAGATTCGGCGGAAAAGGATTTGTGATAAGGCGTTTTCCAAAAATCACTGAAATGCAATTTCCCATCGTTGGCATTTTGCCCAGTTTTCGCATTGGGGTCGCCGTTCATTAACCCTCTATAAAACCCCCGCATATCATAATCGGATGTGGGCGAAGGATCGAATGGTACGTTATTGGTTTTTACCCATTTCTGAAAACCTGCCTCTTCGTCCGGAGTTAAAGTAGTTTGATAGCCATTAGCTGGAGCTGGCTTCGCATAGGCTTGATTGCGGGAATAAATATCTGTCTGCGCTGGCGCTCCACCAAATTGCTTACGTAAAGCCCCCTGCATCACTTCAGTGGAAGTGCCATCCGGGAATTCGGCAACAGAGCCATCGGGCAATTCGACTTCTATCATTCGAGATTACCCGTAGCAGGATTAAAGCGTAAGCGTTTTGGGGCCTGTGTTGGCGCTGTCGTTGTCGGCGATTGGCCATAATTACCTTGGGCTTTGTTTTTCATGCGGCCAATACCTGAACCAATAACGTCTTTTAAATCCCTCAATGATTGATCGAATTCAGCCGTACTTTGTTTGGTAGAAAGCCGAGCGATTGCATTCTCGGCTTTATTACCTTCAACCTCTGTAATCGCGCCAGCGCCTTTCAGACCTTGATAAGCTTCGAGGAAGGTTTTCCCTTTGATTTGATCCAGCAAGACATTGAAGTTTGCGGCATCAGTACCAGCTAGGTAATTACGCGGGTCAATCGTGCCGGATAGGCCTGTCGCCGTCTCTTTGCCCGGATGCGTAAGGGCTTTGTCGATCAACTCAACCGATTGTTGGGCATTGGCGAGATATTGGGGTAATCCAACTTCTGCGGTGCCCGTTGCTTCGCCAACCGTACGACCTTTGCCTTCAGCCTGAGAAATCTGGCCTTTTAAATTAGGGTCATATTGAGCGGCAAGCACTTTATTCCCGCCATACAAGGGTTGAGAAATCTGTCCCGTACGTTGATTGCCGAACATATAACCTTCGGGAGTTGGTAAGAATTGTCCGTAGGGCGTCACATCAGCCCGATTAACCTGACTGTATTCTTTAAATTGATCCCTGGTGGCTGGGTCCATTTTTAAATAGGCTTCGAAATCGGCCATTTTCCCTTTGGGATTTTCCAAAAGCCCTTTTGCGAGCTGAATTAAATGCTCGTCACCCGATCCAATAGCCTCCCGCGCGGCGCCTTGCGTATCACCTTGAGCCAGCAATCCTTGAACCTTCGTGATTGCTGCCTGACGGTTTAATAAAGCCGCTGCCTTGGTTTGTTCGTCTTGCTGCTTAATCCCCAGCAAAGACTTTTGAATATCTCCCTGCTGTTGTTGTTGCTGGTATTGAGCAGACGAAAGCAGCCCTTGCATAATGGCTTGTGAGGGATCGACACGCCTGTCTCTGCCGGCAGACAACAAACCAAGTCCGGTCACAACGGCTGGATTACCTAGAAGCGAACTTAAATCCATCATTATCGTGAACTCAGATAACCTAAACCTGCGCCAATGAGCGCCCCATAGGGACCGTATGCACTGCCTGCCATTGCCCCACCTAATGCACCACCAGCGGTATAACCGAGCAATCCACCACCAATCGCACCCGCTATCGGATTGCCGCTAACATCCTGGCTTGCATTGGTCGTCGTGGCGGCACCGTAATTGCCTTGAATCGCGGCGATATATCTCTGCAGATTTTGCTCAGGCAGATTCTGTTGATAGTTGTACCGATTCATTTGATCGGTGAGATTGGCTTGAGACTGTTGGTCAATCGCGGAACCCACACCACCGAGACGATCAAGATCCGCATAATCCATTCCTGATGTTTGCGGAGCTAACGCAAGGGTTTGCTCCATGCGATTGCGTTCATTGTTGTAATTCGACCCGTAAATATTGTTGTAGGTACTACCCAGTGAATCCGCTAACACCTGTTGATTAATACCGCTCCCCGTTCTTCCTGCCTGACCAAAAGCGCCATTGACCCGGCTGGTAATATCCCCTGCTGCTTGGTTATACATAGAATCGAGATAGGGGTTATTATTGAGATAACCCCCATTCAATGTCTTTGTTGCTTCACCTTGCGCTGCTGTGGTTACAGGCGATCCGGCAAGCGCACGATTCTGTGTCAACTGCAAGGCGAGTTCGGATTGCGGCGAGAAAGGCGTAACCGTACTGTTCGGGAAGTATTGCGGACCTCCTGTGTTATAGAGATTCTTGGCTTGTTGAAAACCGTAAGTCAGATAAGGCTGTTGTCCGCCCCAAGGATCGGCTTTCTGTACCGTTGTGGTATCACCACCGCCACCACCGCCACTCATACTGTCTTCCTCGAAACGGTATAACTCATAACGTCATCGCGACGAGATTTTGCAATTCTTGCCCAGCCTTTACGGCCCTGAACTTCAATATACTTACAACCGTGCGCTTCAGCATAACGAGTCATTTCCGTGAACCACTCGTCTTCCCACTCATTCATACCTTCGCCGGCTAGATATTCCACAACCAATTTGGTCCATTGTGGATATTTGACCAATGACGTAATGCCTACCGCTTTATCATTGATCAACCAGCACTGCTTTCTGCGCATCTGAACTTCGGTTAACAAATCCTCGGTCGAATAACCGGTGTCTATCACGTCTAACGCTTGTTGCAACCAAGGGGCTATCCGATCCCAAATCTTGTGCGCCTCGGTGTATAAAATGCCCTCAACCACGATTCGCGTATTTCAGATAGGGGCTATTCAATCCCTGCATGATTTGCAGTAACGATCCGATGCCCGGTGTTTGGTTTTGCCCCAACATCGCCGCCAGTTGACTGTACGAACCGGGATTTTGACCAACTTGTTGTAAGGGATTGGCCGGCATACCCATCGGCATAGAACCCATAGGACCAGAACGATTAGCCCCCTCGATATCCTGGTTTCCCGTTTGTTGCTGCATCATTTGTAAATATTGAAGCAGTTCCGGAGGTATTGAATTGAGACCTGCGAACATTACCGTTTCCCCGCCTCTCGATAACTGATTTCTATGCCGATTAATTGGTTAGAAGCTGCTGTCACTTGTTGCTGCAGACGTTGATACCGACCTGTCTTTCTCAAACTGATTTCGCCAAACGCATTTGCTGAATACGTTGTTGTTCCGTAGTTATAACTGTCACTTTGTAACTCTTTCGATGCCCATTGAATGACGTTGCTCGATGTTGTCTCTACCAACGAGCGGGCTTTATCGATGTAAAGTTTGCTACCAAGCTGTGAGTAAAGATCGCCGGTTTCAAGCTGAGCGGTCAAAGTTGATCCCGTAAAGCCCGCGAGTTTATGCGTGGAGTCAAAAGCACCCAGCGAGATAATCCCCCCCTGATAAGCTGTAGAGTCCACACTGATAGAAGCCGAATCAATGTCAGCAAGCAAAGGATCGAGTTGATCCAGGTTGTAACCCGGCGAAAAGAACTGGAATAAAAGCTCGGCATTTTGATCGATCAATGCCCATTTCTTGATGGACGAGTTGTAGACAATGATTCGATTGCGACCTACCGCTGATGACGGGTAAGTCCATAAAATAAGACCGTTGATTCTATCGACAGCACCGCGGAATTTACTGAGTTGTGTCGGGTCAAGGTCAGCCGCCATGAATCGATCGACTTTTTCTGAGCCAATCGGAATGGATTCCTGACCGTTGAATAGATAAAAGCCGTCATAGCCCCAATACCAAATTGAAGTGCCGTCAAAACACACGGAATTGGGGGCGTTCGTTCCTCTTCCCGGCTCGACTTCGCGGATCTGAAAGATGAAGGGGGGGCCAACATATTCCATGCGACGGATGGAGTTTTCTTGAAAAATTACTCCATATTCACCACCGACTATCCGTTGAACCGCGCCGCCTTCGCCCAACAACTCCTGACTATCGGCTTGGGTATACGTGTTTGATGCCCAAGTTTCGGAGTTGTTAAACCCGCTCCAAGCGATTTTGGCGGGTTTACTCGTTGCCCCTTCAATCAGATTACCCAGAACAACGAAATCGCCCACAATACCAATATGAGCTGCCTGTGGAGGGCTTCCGGGAAGATTGGCAAACAGGGCTGAAACACCCATATCGTAGTATTGAACGACATCTTCTACAGCGGTTGCCAGAACTCGACTACCGTATTTAGCGAACTCCCAGCTGGTCACGACATAATTCGCCGCTCGTGAGACATTGGAATACGTAGCCGAACTCAATGAGTAGAGTTTCGCCGCATCGCCCGCAAAGTTGTAAACCTGACCTGCCGGACTTTTATATGCGGCGGCACCAAGACAAGTTGAATCGAGGGCATTACTGATACTCGCAAGCCCCTTAACCGTTCTATACCCTTGGGCTTGAGGAATAACATTAATAGCCGTAGAGATAGCCCGGCCCATACCCGGTTGATCAGGTAGCCAATCACCGAAAGGAAGCGTTTTAGTCTGAAACATTAGACGCTCACATTTCCGAAACGACGGAGTTCATTGGCTTGAACAGTGGACCACTGATTACTCGTATTCAGTTTGTCTTTGTCGCCGGTATAAACCGCCAGCCACTTACTTGCTTGTTCATCGTCTTGAGCAAGACCAAAGCCCACCGACATACCGAGCGAGAAATAAATGTTGTAGCGATTGGTTAACAGCCAGTTGGTATCAGAATCTGCTGTTAAGGGGTCGAAAGCCTTCAGATAAGAAAGCAACCCGGTATACGAAGTCGTCGGTTCTGGGGCAAAGATGAAATTATCGCCTTCAATCGTATACGCTTCAGGTGCCCCCGTTTCATCCTGATAAATCGGAGAATCGTAGAAAACATCCGGCGTCATATAATCCAATGTCCCACCGGTTGAAGTCAGGCGAAAGCGTTTCACCTCAACGAAACGTGTGGGTCTTGCCACGGATCTTGCATTGATGACAAAAGCCCCATCGGTCACGCGCATTTCATTGATACGAATATCGCTCGCAATCTTCGACTCAATCAGCCGAATAATCAGGCTCTGTTCGTCGGTCGTGAAGGTGTGACCTGTTTGCGAGAGGATATCGGTCAATAAAATTACGCGCGTCGTCATACTTTCATGTCCGAGGTGCGCAATTTGGAGTAATCGCGGGAGTTAATCTTCATGGCCAAGAAGGTCTGCCATGTCCAATTGGAATGATGAGAAGCGCGCCATTCCTTCTTCCAGTTGTGGTAAACCACCAAGGGAATAGAGGCAACCATGCGGGTTTGAGCGCGGGAATTCTGAGAAAGACCACGAAGCTGTTGCGCGCGGTCTAGTACAGGCTCAACGTCCTGTACTTCTTCGGTGATAAGTTTTTCACCTTCAAAATGGATACGGGACTCACTGATCCCGTTACTCCCCAGACTCCACATTCGGCTTTCTCCCCGGCCGAGGCCGGTCAACTTCATTCACAATCCGGCCTTCAGACTTGGCCAGTGTGGTTTGATGAACGAACTGCGTATCAATGTGTTTATCTAATTCGTCATCCGGCACATAAGCCACTTCACCCGGTTTGATCGAACAGATTTCTTCAGGTCTGCCGTCACGGAAAAAATAATTGGCACACGCTGCCTGTTTGTTCGGTGTTACATAAATCTCGATAAATGCCATGGTTTGGTTCCTTCGAGGGTTGACCAAAAAGGGAGGGGTTTCCCCCTCCAAGTTGCTGCGAGTTACGGGACCATTGCCAGCGCTGAGTTAATATCCGCCACAGTGCCGCTTGCCGCTTGGTTTTTCGATACCAGCGAATAGTCAACGATCAACGATTTGCGTTCGGCATCGCCGGTTTTCGCGATATCGCCGACGTGATACGGATCGAGGTAAGCAATACCCCAATACTCGGTGTCCAGAACCCACACATCGTCTTCACGTTGAAAACGATTGGGAACCACATCCAGAACGCCGTAGTCGGAAACATATACGTCGACCGCACCGACAACCGACAGACCGCTTTTCTTGCTCGCACCGTGATCTTGATACGGTGTGGCAATACGAGCATTCGCACTGAACATGTACGAGGAGAACCGCTGTTTAACTGTCGGTCCTACCATGATCATGTTCGGATTACCGCCCTGAACGTAAGCCTGACGAACGATATCCAACAATGTGGCTTCAGACAGCGCGCGATCAGTGCCATCACCCGGAGCTGCGTTGGGATAACCGTAGGTCGTGCTGGACAGTGTAGGGCTAGTACCGGTTGCGCCACGTGAAACGTTGGTACGAAGCCACGAACCCAGCGAAGCGGTAGTCGGGGCGACCGTCGAAGAGCCGGCTGCGGCGGCCTGATGACCACCACCGCCCACGATGATGTATTCCACATCACGTTTCAGTTCTTTGCCCTTCTTCGCGATTTGATAGGCCAGCTCGGACTTACGTCCGTATTTCTTGACCTTCTCGGCACGACGAGTGACTTCCAGAATCTTCCAGGAAATCTGGCAGTAGTTACCCAGAACTTCCGCGGAGTCCAGTGCATCGTTAGCGAATTCATCGCCGTCGATTTGTTTGTTGTTCGCATCCGCCGCTGCCAGGGAATCGATCATCCACTCTTTGTACGTGGCGGTTGAATCCAGCTTGGCAATGTTGGTAGTGAACGGGGTTTCAGTCGGCGAAATGTTGTAAATCACATCCAGCAAATCGCGAACCGTGTTTGTGCCGGTCGTATCCAGATCATAACGATCATGGGTATTAGCTAACTGCGTCATGATTGCAATTCCTCAAAGTTGAAGCTCGATATACTTGGCGGCATCAGCCACTTTGCCAGAGGACTTGAACCGTTGTTTGGCCTGTTTAATGACGTTCTTCTGCACATTGACAGGCCCCGCAGCTTTCACAGCTTTCACCAGCTTGGGGAGCGTCTTAACCTTCTTCACCGTCTCAACGACTTTCGCTTGTTGCTGGTCGTAAAGCATGGCTTTCCTGGCAATATCCACCGCACGGTGATCAATGATCTGGCCAATCTCAGGCACGGAATAGCCGTAGCTTCCAGCCAGATATTTGGTCAGATTGTCTCTGTCGGTGTCAGACCAGGTGGGAATTCGTTTGGTTAAGGCTTCTTGCTCGCGCTGAATCACTTCGCTCAACGCTTTCTGGCGGTCCTGTGTTTGCTGCTCTTGGTTCTGCGCCCAGGCATTAGCGCCCTGATGCATGACGTTCTGGAACTGCTGCTGACGATCCGCAATATCTTGGCGTCTCGCTGCATACTCCGCGGGATTTTGATGACGGAGTTGTTCCAGTTCAGCCGAATTCACATCGGCAAAGAGCATCTTCTCGACATCCTGCATAATCTTGCCGAATACTAAATGCTGATCTTCCAGTTTCTTCAGTTCGGTTTGTTTACCGGATTCGAAAGTACGGCGCTCTTCAGCCAGTCGGCTGGTGTTATGTCGGTAATCGGCGTCTTTTTGGTAGCCTGCAATCAGTTCACGAAGGTTGACCGTCGATTCCTGGCCATTGACCTTGACCGTCGCTTTGAAGTTATCGAGAACCGTATCTAACGGCTGCTCAAGCGCTTCAGCGAGGTCTGCCAATGACTCAATGGCCGATGGTTCCTCTTGTTCTGGATCGGCTTCTGACTCTTCTTCCGACTCTGACTCCTCGGGCTCTTCTACCTCTTCTTTCGATTCGGTATCATCGCCTGATTCGTCGGACTGCTCCTCTTTTTCCTCGGGTTCTTCTCCAAGGATTTGATCGAGGATAGGACTGCTTTCCAATGCAGAGGCTGCATCAGAAATACTTAAGGATTCCCCTTGGGGTTGATCCATTTTCTAACTCCTGGACGCTTCATAGCGTTCAAAAAGAATTACAAACCGCGTCGATTAAACAGCGTTTTCTTGCTAGTCTCTGCTTTCTGATTCTCAGCCAATTGTCCGTATTGGACGGTCCTGTCCAACCATTTTTTAGCGCCACTCACTGCTTGTAAGCGCATGACCAATTTAATCACAGCTTCTTGTTCAGTCTCTGAATGAATAGGAGCAGCTTTCAATGCATCGACAATCACTTTCTC